AGTGGGCGGCGGGAGGTAGCCAATGACGAATGACGAACGGGGAACCGCGAACCGCGAAGCTTCACCGTCCGTCCTGCTGGGCTTGCAGCCAGGCGGCGATGTCGAGGAAGTAACCGGCCATGGGTTGCACCTTACCACTGGCAAAACGACTGACGGCGGCCTGAGCCGATTCAAGGGTGGCGAGGCCGCGCTGCTGCATGAGGTGACGGGCCAGGGCGGTCTTGCTGCCGGGGTGGCGGTCGAGGTAGTCTTTGAACTCGGTGAGCCAGACGTCGTAGTTGGCGGGGAGGGTGAGAGTGCGCATGAGAATGACGAATGACGAACGGGGAACTGAGAACGGGGAACGGCGAACATGCAAGAGGGAATGGGTGACAGGTGGCGGAGGCCATGACGATTTCAGAAGATCATTGGCTGGTGGGTGCGGTGCGGCGTCCGGTGCTGGGCGGCGCGGAGATGAAGGTGCGTCGCTTCCTGGTCTGGCATTTCACGAGCGGGGCCACGGCGATTTCAAGCATCAATTATTGGAACTCGCTGGACGCGCAGGGAGCGTGTGCGCATGTGGTGATCGACCGCAATGGCACGATCTACCAGTGCAGGCCATTCAACAAGACCTGTGGCCATGCTGGGCGCTCGAAGTGGCAGGGCTTTGATGGGCTGAACTCATGCAGTCTGGGCATTGAACTGGCGAACGCTGGGGATGATGTGGCGCTGGCGAAACGCTGGACCAAGCTGCCTCTGGTGAAGGCGAAGCATGGCAACGGCGGAGCCGTGCAGGAGTGGGAGGCGTATCCGCCTTTGCAACTGGCGGCGTGTGAGGAATTGTCGAAGGCTCTGGTGAAACGCTACAAGCTCGATGATGCCATGGGCCATGAGGATGTGGCACCAGCACGCAAGAACGATCCGGGTCCGGCCTTCCCGATGCAGGCGATGCGGGAAGCCTGTGGGTTCAAGGGGATGCCGGATTCAGTAACCTCTGATCGTTGACGCGGCGGGCGTGGCATGGGAATGAGCGCACACATTGAGGTTTACCAGAGCTACACCGGACCGGAACTGGCGGCGGAGATCACTCGGCTCAAGGTGGCGCGGCAGGGTTTTTTGAGTCAATCGGTGGGCGGTAAGAGCTACACGCAGGATCTGCGTCGGGTCGATGACATGCTGCAAGCGTGCATCCGCGTGCAGAACCAAGGGGCGAGCAGCGGCAATGCGGCCATGAGAGGGAGGGCGGATTTTTCCGGCAACTGATGCCAGTGATTGAAACCAGCACCGAGATCGAGCGTGCGGCGGGCCTGAGGACGTTCATGCTGGTGGGAGCGCAAACGCGCTGCCAGGTGCAGGTGAAGTGGGAAGAGGAAGTGGATTTTAGCGGAGCCGCTGAATGGCAACCGCTGCCAGCGGTGGGCAACCGGCTGGTGATCGAGGAATTGCTGGCGGTCATCACCGCGCTGCATCCGGTGGCGGCGGGTGGGAGTTTGCCGGCGCGTTGACGCGGTGGGCGTGGCATGGGAAAGCCGTCAAAAAAACTCAATCTACTGGATCAACTTATCACCTATGTGGCGCCGCAGGTGGCTCTGGAGCGGGGTCGGGCGCGGGATGCCATCACTCAGTTTGGTTATGATGGCGTCAATGGCGACGGACGGCGCGGACTGACGGGCGGCTCGGCGGGGCGCAATGGGTCGCCAGAGAATCCACGGCTGAGTCTGGATGTGGTGAAGCTGATGTGGGAGAGCCGGGATCTGGAGCGCAACTCGGCGCTGTGGAGCGGGATTCTGAGTCGCGTGGTGCGTTATGCGCTGGGCACGGTGAAGTGGCAGAGTCGCACTGGAGACAGTGAGGTCGATGCCGAGTATGAAGCCTACTTTGAGCAGTGGCAGAAAGACTGCGACTACAAAGGCCAGCACGGCTTTGCCAAGCTGCTGCAGCTTTACCTGCGATCGATGCTACGAGATGGCGATGTCGGCGTGCATTTTGTTGATGAAGAGGGCGAACTCAAACTGCAAGGGATCGAGGCCGACCGCATTGGTGATCCGAATCAGGCAGGCAACCAGAGCAACCAGGAAGTGCGGGGTGTGGTGCTCGATGAGAAGGGGCGGGCTAAAGGCTACAAGATTTACAAGCGCAATCGCAACAACCAGTATGATCTGGATCAGGAGGTGCCAGCGGGCAACTTTGTGCTGCTGATGGATGCGCTGCGCATTGACCAGACACGCGGCGTCTGCTGGGCGGGCGGGGCGCTGACCGTGCCGAGGGATTTGAAGGAGCTGGATCAAGCCGAGATGGATGCCGCCAAGTTTGCCGGCAGTTTTGCGGGCTTCCTGAAATCGGACTCACCGTATGGCGCCAAGGGTGGTGCGGCCTGGGATGGCGTGAGTGCCGAGGGGGTGAACAAGATGGACATGAAGAGTGGTATCATCCGCCGTCTGCCAGCGGGGGATGACATCATTTTCCAGCAACCGCCGTCGCGACCATCGGGGGCGTTCACCGCCTACTACGAAACCAAGATCCGTGAGCTGGCCATTCAGCTCGACATGCCGTTCGGGTTTGTCTGGAATCTGGCGATGCTGGGTGGCGTCACGGCACGCATCGAAGTCAATCAGGTCATGCGCACGTTGAAATATTTCCGCGAGCTGATGCGGTCGAAGTTGCTGGAAGAGATCGTTGGTCGCGTGCTGCGTCGCGGGGTGGCCGAGCGGGCGATCCGTCCACACGCCAAGCGCGGGTCGGGCAAGTGGACGTTTGGTGCCGAGATCACCGGAGATGTCGGCCATGACACGAGTGCGGACATCCAACTACTGAACGTCGGGGCGCTGGCGCTGAGTGATTTGGTCGAAGGCAAGCTGGGTGGGGACTTTGAGGAACTCTGCGACACGCAGGCGCGGGAGATGAACATCCGTCAGGCCACAGCCGCCAAGACCGGCGTGCCGATTGAGTTGCAGAGTGAGCGATTCCCACAGGCTACGCAACTGATGGCGGCGATGCAGACGCGCGGGGAGCCGGACGCCGAGCAGCCGGTGCTGGATGAGAACGCACCGGAGCAGATGCCTGGAGCCGAGCAGGGGCCGGTGCCCGCAGGGCTGGCAGCGGTGCATGGCAAGGACGCGGTGAAGGGCTTGCTGGACATCATGAAAAAACTCAACGCAGGGGAGTTGACTCGCGAGCAGGCAGTGACGGTGCTCGTGGCTAGCTATGGCATGGATTTGGCGGAAGCGGAGATGGTGGTGCCGTGAGGGGCAAGGATGAAGGATGAAGGTAGAGGACCAAGAACTGAAAACTGAAAACTGAAAATTTATGGCGGAAGTAACACACAGACTGGCGCTGCCCGTGGGGCAGTATTCCAAACAAGGCGCAGAGAAACCCACCGTCGAGTATCGTGAGATCGGGGTGGTGATGGAGTTCGCCGACAACGCAGGCAACAAGTGGAGCGAGGTGCGGCTGCATGTCGATGCGCTGAATCCGGTGCTGGCGACGCTGGCGCGGCAGCAGATGGAGAAGGGCACCAGCTCGGCACGGGTGAAGATGTTTGGCATGGAGACTCAGCGCGGGGCGCCGAGTCGGGTCAAGCCAGCGACACCGTCGGAGACAGGGCCGATGAATACAGCGGAGCCGCGTGAGGGTGACGACATACCGTTCTGACGGAGACCCGCGAACTACGAACCGAGAACCAAACTCCCATGAAACAAACCCCTGATCAAATCCGCATCTACTTCACTGATCTCATCGTTGAGCAGCTCGGCGTGGATGAAGCCGCCGTCACCCCTCATGCTAAACTCGAAGCACTAGGGGCGGACTCCCTTGATGTAGTGGAACTTTGCATGGCCGTTGAACTGGAATACGGCATCGACATCGCTGACGACGAAGCTGAAAAACTCCTCACCGTCCAGGATTGGTTGACCCACATCGAGTCTGCGAGCGAGTAAACTGAGAACTGAAAATTGAAAATTGAAAAACCAGAGGTGCCGAGAGGCGTGTGCTATGGAGGATTGCAGGATGGCGCCGAGTTTGCCCTGGTGCCCGCCAGTGAGCCGGGAGGAGATCCACCGTTTGCGCGGCGGGTGGTGATCCACAAAGAAACCTATGTCTGGCATGAAACCATGAGTCGCAGGCTGAGGCGGGAGGTGTTTGTGCATCAGAGGATTGAGGCGTGGAAGGTGGAGTGAGGGTTCCAGGATTTACAGGATAAGCAGGATTAACAGGTCAGAAAAATCTTGTTCATCCTCACAGGCTTGTAATCCTGTCGTTGGTTAAGGGTTGACGTGGAGCGGCCAACATGGCTGACAACTCCAAAATTTCAGGCGGCGATCGTGCCCGCAATGCGCTCATCACCGGCACCGCCGGGGCTTATCTCGGTAGCATGGTGCTCGATGGCAAAGTGAAAATCCCACTGGCGCTGGCGCGGCTGCTACGCACACGCAAGCGCACCGTGAACGTGCATGGCGCACGGGCGGGTGGCGTGGCGGGCGCGGTGCTGGGGGCGACGAATAAAGGCAAGCGCAGTGAGACCGTGGACAGTGTTGGCAGCGGCGGCGACTGGAAGTTTTCGAGGGGTGATTTCCTTCGGCGTGCCAGCGCAGATGCGGGCTTTTTGCGGGTGGAGATTCCACGACGCAATCTCAACGGCACGTCAAAGAAAGCCGCTCAATGGCTAAAACTCAACAAGCGGGAACGTATTCCTGGGCAGACACGCCAGGCAAGCTCGTATGGATTTAGCGCGTTCATCGAAGACATGACGTTCAAGTCCCTGCCGAAAGACGTGCAGGGTGAGGTGACGCGCTTTGTCGATGCGAAAGCGGGCACACCGCTGGTGCATTACGGCATGACCGTCACGGAACTGATCGGCAAGGCGGATGCTGAGAATTTGAAGTCGGCACGCAAGGCCTTGGGCACGCTGCGGGCGAGTCGCGCGTGGGAGGAAGTGAACGGCAAGATCAAGGCCGGCAGCAAATACATCCTGCTCATGAACGACCGCATTGTCGATGGCCATCACTTTTTGGCGAAAGCCGAGCGCGGCGCGATCACCAGTTCGTTGAACGTGTTGGATCTGACCCCGGCAAGGTTGAGCACAGGGAAGACCACGGAGTTCGCCGACAAGCCCTTCGTGGGTTATAATGCCAAGCGTCATGCGCGCACGGGAGGATTGAACGATGCATTCCGCAAGAGCTACAACCGCGAGCACGGCAGCAATCTCAAAGGTCCGGTGACGACGGCACCGAGCAAGCTCAAGGCAGGCAGCAAAGAGGCGGGCCGTCGCGCCAGCTTCTGTGCCCGCATGGGCGGGATGCAGGGAGCCACCAGCAAGGGTGGTCAACTCACGCCGAAGGGCGCGGCTTTGAAGCGCTGGAACTGCGAGTCGGGGCAGCGTCTCACGGAGTTTGCTGAGGATAAGCACGCGGCGGAAAAAACGGGAGCCAAGATTGGCGCGGCGACTTTAGGTGCCTCCATGACGGGGGGCGGACTGGCGGCGGTCGTGCATAGCACGCCTAAAGCTGGGAAACTGTGGAACACGTTGAAAGGCCGAGGGGTCACCAGGAATGAACGGCGGGTCGCGGCGTCCAAGCTCATGAAGTTTGTGGGCAAGCAGGTCAAAAAGGACGCGAAACTGCTGGGGGGTGTGGCCGCGCTGGGTGGGCTCTCTGGTGCCTTGATTGGGGCTGGCGCGGTGAAGGTTCACAAAAAGCTAGTATCGCGACTGGCACCCGCGAAAGAAAAAACCGAGTTTGCGGAGAGCAATCGGACGCGGGATCTGCGGGACAAGCTGGGGCTGGCGAAGGATGTCGGCACGCTGGGGTTGATCGGTGGCGCGGGCTACGGTGGCCACCGTCTCTACAAGCAGGGGCAGAAGGCGGTGGCCGATCTGACACCGGCTGTGCGGCGGACGCTGGCGCGGGCGAATGTCGGGCTGCGTCAGGCGGGTAAGATTGGCAAGAGCTGGCGCAAAGCAGCGATCACTACCAAGGAAACTCTGGGCACGGTGAATGATGCCGTGCAGCCAGCGGCGACGATGAATCGCGGCATTGCCAAAGCAGGTCGCAAGATTGCGGTGGGAGCCAAGAAGATCGGCCAGATTAAACTGTGGGCGGATGGGCGGAAGCTGACGCGGTTTGAGGTCGCACCGAAGCGTGACAAGCTGAGCCAGGCGCGAGACATCGCCGTGCTGGGCGGTGCGGCAGCGGCGGCGGGTGCGGCAGGGTATGTCGTGCATCAGGGTCGCAAGGTCGTGAAGGCTGTGGCACCGACCGTGCGGGAAGCGAAAGCAGTGTCGGGCAACGTCCGCAACGCCACACGCATCGGGGCGGATGTGGGGCGCATCTATGGGGATCTGACGCAACCGCTGCGTGATCCGAAACGCTACGCGGCCAAGGTTAAGGGAGGGTTTCGTCGCGGAGCCAAGGCAGCGGCAGCGGCACCCACAGCAGGCTGGGCGAAGAAGGTCGTGCACATCGGCAAGAAGCTGCGCGTGCTGGAGGTCGGGCCAGCGGGCCAGATGAAGCTGACGCAGTTCAACGTCATCGGGGCCGCGATCGGCACGGTGGCGGGGGCGATGCTGGGCGGCAAGGTGCGGGCACCGATTTACCGTGCGCTGTTGCGGCGCAATCCTGAGAAGCCGTTGGGCAAGTGGGCCAAGCGTCGGGCGCGGGCCGGAGCTTATGCGATCGAGAATGGCGCACCGGCGATCGGTGGCGCGGTCGGTGGCATGATCGGGCGCAAGGCGAAACCTGAGACGCAGTTCGGTGGCAGTGAGCAGCAGGCGGATTTGCATGGCGGTCGTTATGTGGATGCCTGGGACACGTTTACCGGCAAGGCCAAGGGTTATCGCAAACGTGACGTGAACGACTACAACCGGATGCGCAAGATGTTGAAGGATCATAGCACGGGGTCGCGCAAGTTTGAGCCGGACACCGTGAAGCGGATTCAGGAAGGGATGAAAAGCATTGAAGACAATCCGCTGGAAGCCACCACGGGGCAGGTCGGGCGCAGCATCATGCGCAAGGCCAACACCGTGCGCATGGTCGCAGAGCGCGGCGGTGGTCTGGCGCGGGATGTGGTCAAGCACGTCAAGGGCGAGAAGCGTGAGAAGGATGCCTGGGGTCGCGAGAAAAAGCGCGAGTGGGAGAAGCCATGGTTCCAGCGCAAGCGCAACCAGCTCATCGCGGGTGGGGCGATCTTGGCGACAGGGCTGGCGTATCGCAAATTCCCCAAGATTCAGCGCGGGGTGGAGTCGCTCAAAGCCAAAGGCAAAGACGCCGTGAACAAGGTCATGCCAGACGCCTTCCCTGATAAGGGCACGGCGGCCCATGCGGCAGCGCAGACGGGCAAGAAGCAGAGCACAGCAGCGGAGATTGCGGCAGACATCAAGGCCCAAGCCGAGTCACTGAAACAGCGGGCGGCCGCTGCCAAAGCAGCCGCAACGAAACCGCTGGAAGTGGTCAAGCCACGGGTGCGCAAACCGAAGGCACAGCCAGGAGCAGGCACAGGCACGCTGGGGCTTTCGGCGTGGCCGCAGCGGGTGACATCGTTCAATGATCCGCTGGATCACGGCTGGGATCTGCGGGATGCGCGGGGTCGCTCGGCGCGGGTGTTTGCACCGGGCAGCCAGGGGCGTGAGCGCAGGCCGAAGGAGTGGTATGAGAAGATCGACAACGAGCGCAAGCTGTGGGCGGGTGCGGCGCTGGCCGGCAGCGGGCTAACGGCGGCGGTCATGAAGAAACTCGGCGGCAAGAAGCTGGCGAGTGTCACGAACTCGGCTGTGCAAGCGGAGCGGGCGAAGGTCCGCACCGCGTTGCAGAAGGTGAACAAGATGCGGGCGGCGAAAGCGGCGGTGAAGCCTAAAGCCAGCAATGGTGGCGGGCCGACGATTCAACTGCATCCGAGGACGGCGGCGTGAGGGAATGACGAATGACGAATGACGAGCCGATTGACAACTTGAACCAAACTGACGGACACACTTTTTCTATGAACACACAGCAGCTGATCCAACTTTCCTCCCAGCTCAATGGGGCACTCAATCAATTTTCACTGGCGGCGAATGCCAGTGGTGAATATCCGTGGCAGGCGCAGCAGCGTGAGAAGCGCAACAGCCGTCTCAAAAAAGTGGCAGGCGCGGGACTGGTGGGGGCGGCTGGTCTTTACGGGCATCAGAGCATCATGAACCGTGCCAGTGAGGCTGGTCCGGTGCGGGCGCGTGACGCCTACAAAGCCGTGGGCAATCAGGCGCTGAATAAGGTGGCGGGCGTCGAGCGTGCGGACAAGTTCAGGGCAGTGGCAGGTCCGATGGTGGACAAAGTCAAGGCCGCAGCGGCACCGGCAGCGGCGCGTGTCGGGGCGTATGGACAGAATTTGAAGTCGGCCACGCAAGCGGGCATGGCGGGATCGGCGGGCATGGGCTGGAAGAAACCGAAGCTGGGAATTGGCAAGGCCGCGATGGCCGCTCTCAAAGGCGTGCGTTTCTCCAGTGCTGAACGTCTGGTCGAACTCGAAGCGCAGTTGGATGGGGCGCTGGTGGAGTTGGGCTATCAGAAGACAGACCGTGTCATGAAGTCAATCTCGCGCAAAATGCTCAAGTCCGCACGGGCTGGCAACATGTCTGAGGCAGACGTCTTGATGAAAAAAAACAACGCACTTGTGCCGAAGCGTAAAAGCAAGGCGGATAGTGCGATGATGCGTTGGAGCAAATCAAATAAGGCAGGGCCAGCACGCGGCATCCAGCCAACGGACTGGTAACCTTCATCCTTCATCCTTCATCCTTCATCCTTCCTGACATGACTTCCCTCACTCAACTCTCCCGGCTGCTGACGCAGTTCGACAAGCTCGATCTGGGCTTCACCTATGACGATAGCTACGGCTGTATGCCATCATCGCTCGGCGACTCAAAGACGCCGAAGGTGCAGTATCCGAATCTGTATGTGAATCGGGTGAAGGATGATGTGATGGGGGTGCCGGAGACAGGCACGGCGCTGGTCGAATACAAGATCACCGGCCGCAACATGAGCAATCGGGACGGCAAAACCAAGTATGGCATGGATGTGGAGATCCGCAGTTTCGATCCGCAGGCCGGGGCGAAAGCCAAAGCCAAGGAAAGCAAGCCAGGCGCGGCGAAAGCCGTGATGCTGGAGCGGTTGGATGGGGCGCTGACGGAGTTGGCGCGTGGGGATCAGGCATTGAAGCTGGTTCACGGTGGGAAGCCGCCTGCCGATTTGCTGAAACATTATCGGATTCCGCAACGGCAACAATCAACATGGAAGGGAAATACCCCAGGGAGCCATCCAATTCCGAGTTCACGCCATGTGGCGAACACGATCCGCGACATTCGTTCCACGAAAAAGGCGGAGAAGGAATGGCACAAATCTTCACCCTCTAAAACACCTCATATCGGTTGGGGCTTGGAGCGGTTGAAGGGTAAGGAGCGTGCGCAGTTGGATAAGCAACTCAAGGGAACCGGGTTCTCCGAGTTCTCCGACCGTTCGCGTGACAATGACGGGCAGTTTGTTGGGGCGGCGACGGGTGGGGCAGATCCGGTGACGATGCGGCAGGCTTACGGGAAGAAGGCGCTGGTGGCAGGTGCGGGTGCGGCGGCACTGGCTGGAGCGGGGATGCTGGTTGGCACGCGCGGTGGGCGCAAACTGGTGAGCCAAGGGCTCAAGGCAGCGGGCGGTGGTCTGCACAAGCTGCGGGGGGCGGTGGTGTCGAAGAACAGTGGCGGGCGTGGCCAGGGATTCATGAAATCTCCGTCGGAGAAGCCGGGGGCAGGAGCTTACATGCAGCGGCGGCGGATGCAGGGGGAGTAGGGGAAAATGACAAATGACAGGAGCGGCGGGTTTGGTGAGCTAAGGCCCAGAGGGCGGCGGCGAGCCAGGCGAGGATGAGGAAGGCGAGGATGAGTTCGGATTCCAGAGCGGTGAAGTTGGGGATGGCGAGCATGAATTGACAATGGGCGGGGTTTGCTATGAGCAAACCCCTTTATACTTTCTCGACGTTCGGTGCCGATGGTGCCGTTGATTCCGACAATGCCGTCATCACCGGCGTGAGCATGATCACTGGCAGCCTGACCGCCAAAGGTCATGGGCTGGAGGTGGATGCGAAGACGCTGAAACAGATTTTTCTCTGCGCCAAGAAGATGGGCCAGGTGCCGGTGAAGACGAATCACGGCAGCGGCGTCGATGCCGTGAATGGATTCCTGACCAACTTCCGCATGGATGGCGACAAGGTGCGGGGTGACTGGCACTTGCTGCGGACCTATGCCACCACCGAACATTTGCTGGAGATGGCCGAGCGGATGCCATCGAGCATTGGCCTGAGTGTGGCGTTTCGCGGCGAGCCCGAAACGGCGGATGGCGAGACCATTTTTCAGGATGAGAAGACCAAGGAATACTACACGCTGGCAGCAGGCGGTCGCAAGGTGCCGTTGAAGGCGGGAGCCACGCGCCATGCCCGCTGCACCGAGCTGGTGAGCACCGATCTGGTGGCGAGTCCAGCGGCGAATCCAGGCGGCATGTTTGCCGAAGGTAATGCCTTGGGTGTTGACAGCGCCGAGAAGGGCATGGCTAAAACCCTCGAACAATCCCAACAGACAGCCGCCGAACCAACGATGGCGGACCTCATGAAAGCAATTTCCGGCATCAACGAGCGTATCGACGCGATGGAAGCTGGCGGTGAAGAAGAAGAAGGCGCTGAATCCGAACTTTCTGATGCTGAGATTCAGCAACTGATCGACAACGGCACGCTGGTCGAAGACGGCGAGGGCGGTCTGGTGCTGGCCGAAGAGGCGGGCGAAGGCGAAGGTGAAGGCGAAGGCGAAGGCGAAGGCGAAGGCGAAGGCGAAGCTGCTGAAGCTGCCGAAGCTGAGCTGAGCCGCCGCGATCCGATCACCTACTTTGAGAATCGCATCAACATGCTTGAATCCAAGCTGGCCGGTGAGAAGCAGGCCAAGAAACGCGCTGCCGAACAAACGATGTTCAGCCAGATCGAAGCCAAGCAGGCTGAGTTGATCACGCGCTTTGAAGCCGTGGCCGCTGAGAATGAGGCGCTGCGTGAGTTGGTATCTGAGTATCAGGCTGGCGCGCCAGTGGCACTGTCCAGCCGTGGAGAGCAGATCATGTTCGATGAATCGGGCAGCGAAGTCGAAGGCACCGCTTTTGAGAAGCGTGTGGCGACCAAGTTCACCGAGATCCGCAAGAGCCAACCGACGCTTTCGGAGTTCTCAGCCAAGGCTGAGGCCATGAAGTTTGCCATCGGCACCTACCCTGGTGACTACACCGCGCACCAGAAGGGCAAGGGCGTCACGAACCTGTAATCCAGAGACACAAACTTTCACAAAAAACACACATATATGCAGCATTCCAATGTTTTGAGTCTGGTGGCCGATACCGGCGTGGCAATCACGATGGGCCGCCGAATCGCCAACGTGGCAGGTAACGCCGTTCATGCCGGAGCTGCCCAGCAGTTCATGGGCAGCAGCGAGGCCGACTTCAACGGCAGTGAGCCGTCCGCCAACACGGTGGGCGTTCATGTCCGCAGCAACGGCAGCCACTACGCCACTCACAATGGCACTTCGGCCATCGCCGCAGGTGACGCCATCCAGGGCGCGGCCTTGGGCAAGATCGACAAGCACGCCGCAGTGGCTGCCGCTATCGCCATGCCAGCCGCCGCCGCAACCGCGGTGACTGCCAGCCATGACCTCTCGGTGAATCCGGTGAACGGCATTCAGCTTCAAGTCGCCATCCCTGCGTTGCCATCTTTGGTGGACACCAAGGTTGCGACCTTCACGGTGCAGGACAGTGCCGATGACATCACTTTTGCCACGATGGCGGGTGTGCCAGCCATCACCCGCACCGGCGTTGCCACGAGCCAAGGCTCTGCAGCGCTGACCACAAACATTGCGCTGGCCCCAACGGCCCGTCGTTATGTGCGTCTCTCCATCGCCGTGGAATCCGGTGGTGGCAGCAACATCGCCGTCACGGCCACTCTTAATCTCCTGTTGCCGAAGATCGGTCAGGCGCTCGAAGCGAGCACCACTGACGGCACCATCATCCGCGTCGTCTTCAACTGATCGGGAAACTGAAACTGCAACTGCAAACACTCGAAAGAATCTAAAATTATGGCATACGCAAACACAGCAGCCGTCTCCCGTTCTGACATCCGCGTCCTGCTTGAACAGGCCCGCGAAGCAGACAAAGGCCTGATCGGCGACAAGGTCCTGGGGGTTTACTCCAGCGACGAACCCACTGGGCGCTACCCGCGCTACAACATCGGCAACGGCGGCCTTCTGGACGCTGACACCGACACCAAACGCGCTCCAGGCTCCGGCTACAAGCGCATCAATCGCAGCTACGAATGGGACACCTTCGATTGCGAAGACCGTGGCCTTGAAGAAGCCGTCGATGAAACCGACGCCCGCAAGGTCAAGAAGTTCTTCGACATGGAAGTTTCCGCCGCTCAAAAGCTCCGCCGCAACACCGCGCTGGCCTATGAGCAGCGCGTGGCGACGAAGGTGATGATCGCCGCCAACAGCGGGTTCCAAGCCGCCAACAGCGTCGTGGCCTACACGGAAGCCAATCTGGCGACCATTGACCTGGCTCGCGACATCCAGGAAGCCAAGCAATACCTGACCGCCCGTGGCGTGAATCAGGAAGACATGAGCCTGATCATGAGCAACGTGGTGTTTGACCGCCTGCGCCGCTCGGCCAAGCTGCTGTCCTATGTGTTCGGCAACCATGCCAACGTCGGCAACAAGCGTCTCACGCTGGGTGAACTGGCGGAAGCCCTTGAGGTCAAGGAACTGCTCATCGGCACCCGCAGTCGCAACACGGCTAAGAAGGGCGCAACGCTCTCCCTTGGCGCGATTTGGGGCACCAGCACCATCGTGCTGGCCAACCTGAAAAGCGGCGAGTTCAGCGAAGGCGGCATTGGCCGCACGGTCGTTTGGACCGAAGATGCCAGCGGGTTGTATGTCGCGGAGTCCTACCGCGATGAAACGAACCGCAGCGACATCATGCGCGTGCGCCAGAACAGCACTGAGAAGATCACCGATGTGAACGAGGGTTACTGCATCACGACGCAGTGGGCTTAATCGCCAAGCGAAGGATTATTCAGCAGCGCCGCCGGGAAACTGGCGGCGCTTTTTTGTGGGTTGACGCAGAGGATTAAGGTATGCGTTGTTTTATTAACTTAATGGATGGGACAGTGAGTGCAGAGCTGCCAGCCAGGGCGGGTGGTTACCAGCAGCAAGTCAAAGCGCTGACTGGAGAGCGTGTCGAGATTCGCTGGATTGAAGTGGGGGAAGCGTATGGGATGCCCGCTGGCACGGAGATTAAACTGGTGGTGCGTGATGCCAAGGGTGGCACGCTGCTAGCAGAGATGACGGAGTTGAGTGTGCCGGCAAGTGTGGCTCAAGGATTCTACACGGGCAGACTGAGTTTTAACACCGTGGCCGTGGTGGACCTACTGGCCGAGCACCCGCTCAAACAGAGTCTGGCGGTCTTTGGAGAGATTTTGTGGAAGATCCCTGGAGCGACCGATTGGGAGGCGAGTGACGACTTGCAACTGACGTTGCTACGAAAAGTGAGCACAGGAGACAGTGAAGGTAACCCGACCGAGAACGCCGAACCCGCCACCAGCCTGCCGGAGTGTGATGCACGATTTGTGCGCTACGACGGCCCACAGACACTGACCACGGAGCAGCAAGAGCAGGCGGTGGAAAATCTTGGGCTTGATGGTGCTGGCGTAGGTGGAGGCACACAAGGCCCACAAGGCCCAGCAGGCAACGATGGCTCGCAGGGCCCAAAGGGCGATCAAGGACCGCAAGGGCCGCAGGGTGAATATGGAGGCCCACAAGGCCCACAAGGCCCACAAGGCCCCGGCGGCCCAGTTGGCAACGATGGCGCGCAAGGTCCGCAAGGTCCCGGCGGCCCAGCAGGCAACGATGGCCCGCAAGGTCCGCAAGGCGCACAGGGAAACGATGGCCCGCAAGGCCCGCAGGGTGAATATGGAGGCCCGCAAGGCCCGCAAGGCCCACAAGGCCCCGGCGGCCCATCTGGCAATGATGGCGCGCAAGGTCCGCAAGGCCCCGGCGGCCCAGCAGGCAACGATGGCGCGCAAGGTCCGCAAGGCCCACAAGGCCCACAGGGCGATCAAGGTCCGCAAGGCCCGCAGGGTGAATATGGAGGTCCGCAAGGCCCAGCAGGCAACGATGGCGCGCAAGGCCCAGCAGGCAACGATGGCGCGCAAGGTCCGCAAGGCCCAGCAGGTAACGATGGAGTCGGCGGCAGTATCCCTATTGACTTTGACAACGGCTCATTCCTCGCCGCTGGAGATCCGAGCTATGGCAGCATGGGCTCTGGAGGCGGCATCGAGCAGGTCTGTTCCCTTGATTACCGGCAACGCTGGGAAGGCGGGAGGCAGTGGTATTACGACCAAAGTGCGGGCGGCGTTCGCGAGGTGCGGATGAACTTTAGTGCCCCAACGATTTACGATGACGCCAAAGATTCGCTACGATTCCGCGTCGGATCACGATGGGTGCATGAGGATGGCCGGGAATGGGTGTGCAGCGATGCGACCGAAGAAGCTGCGGTTTGGGATCTGCGTGTTGATGAGCGCTACTACCGCGCAGGCGGCTCATTTGTCGGGATGCCCGTTGAGTTTTCCGTTGCGCTAGGTGACGAAACATCTGCGGCAACGACTGGCACTAAAGTCACTTGGCGTGTGCCGTATGCGATGACGGTGACGAGTGTGCGCATTGAGTGTGTCGCGGCGCCTACGGGATCTGTTGCGATCATCGACGTGCAGGAGGCAGGCACGACTATCTTCAGCGTGAGTCCGCAGATTGCCATCTCAGAGACCACCTCAGTCGGTGGGGCTGTCCCTGGCACGCTCTCAGATAATACACTGGAGGACAATGCTGTGTTGACTTTTATCATCGACCAGATCGGCAGCACCGAAGCGGGCGCAGGCTACAAAGTCACACTCATTGGCACCCGCGCATGAATCTCCTGAATCCATATCGGTTTGCTGCCGCGCCGCCACCATTGGGCACCGTCCTTGGGTATACTTGCGACGGCACCGATAAATACAACACCGTGGCGGATGGATCGGGTGGCTCAGCTCCGGTTTTTGTGGAGTCCAACTCTCTTGATTGCGGCTACACACCGCCACCGCCGCCACCAGAAGCAGGCACCGTCCTTGGGTTCACTTGCGTCGGCATGGACAAATACAACACCGTTGCGGATGGCTCGGGTGGCTCAGCTCCGGTCTTTGTGGAGTCCAACTCTCTTGACTGCGGCTACACGCCGCCACCAGAAGCAGGCACCGTCCTTGGTTTCACTTGCGTCGGCACCGATAAATACAACACCGTTGCGGATGGATCGGGTGGCTCAGCTCCGGTTTTTGTGGAGTCCAACTCTCTTGACTGCGGCTACATACCGCCACCAGAAGCAGGCACCGTCCTTGGTTTCACTTGCGACGGCACCGACAAATACAACACCGTTGCGGATGGCTCGGGTGGCTCAGCTCCGGTCTTTGTGGAGTCTAACTCTCTTGATTGCGGCTACACGCCGCCGCCGCCGCCACCAGAAGCAGGCACCGTCCTTGGTTTCACTTGCGACGGCACCGACAAATACAACACCGTTGCAGATGGATCGGGTGGCTCAGCTCCGGTCTTTGTGGAGTCCAACTCTCTTGACTGCGGCTACACACCGCCGCCGCCACCACCAGGAGCAGGCACCGTCCTTGGGTTCACTTGCGACGGCACCGACAAATACAACACCGTTGCGGATGGATCGGGTGGCTCAGCTCCGGTCTTTGTGGAGTCCAACTCTCTTGACTGCGGCTATACACCACCACCGCCGCCACCACCAGGAGCAGGCACTGTGCTAAGTAGCTACTGCTCTGGTTATGACATGTTCTACACATACGCTGATGGCAGTGGTGGAACCTACGATGGCCTTGTGGAGTCCAACTCTGTTAGTTGTGGATACGAGCCGTAGTGCTGAATAACCATGTGTGTATTATCTGACATTTACACAGAGCACCGGCCGGGGTTGGTGACGCATGCGATGGCTTGGGGCTGCGATCTGGGGAGTGCGCAGGATCATGTGCAGGAGTTGTTTTTGGGAATTTTCCGAAGAGGTGAATTGAAGCTCATGGACATGAGCCGGAATCTGCGGCCGTGGCTGCAGCAGAAGTTGAACTGGCTCATCTTGGAAGCACGGCGGCGGGAGCAGCGGCGGCGGCGCATCCTGGGCGGTGAGTGCCTAGAGCTGGAGCAAGCGGTGGCGGCGGTGGCTCATTCTGGAGAAACGCCCGACCAAGCAGCGGAGCGGGTGGATGTAGCGCGCGTGCTGGAGGAGTGTGGGGTGACGGAAGCGAGTGTGATCTGGAACCCGCAAATGACGAATGCGGAGAGGGTGCGGCTGTATCGTTTTCGCAAGCAAGTGGCGTGGGTGGTCAGAGAAAAACTAGAAGGAGGCACTTATGTTTGAAGACATCGACGCATTTATTTTTCAGACAAAACTACTGGGCGCGACGGTGATCGGCGGCGGTGCCTTCCTGGCAGATTTAATGTCTGATACGAAGGGTTGGGATGAGATGACTTTGAAGGTGGTTTTAGGGGTGGCGCTAATCTACATTTCGAGGCTTTTTTTGCAGTCCCAGAAAGACCACAAGCAGGAGATGCAAGTGATGCAAAACAATCACAAGTTAGAATCGAGGCAGAGGGAAGACTCCATGCGGGAGTCGGTGGATAGGCAAGCGAGTTGTCTGGAGCGGTTGGTGGATCTGACGCAGGAGCAGGTGGATCATTTCCGCACGTTCGTGAAGACGGCGGTGGACGATAAAATGAAGCACTGAGTCGAGGTGTTAAAGTTGACGCGGGGAGTGAGGCATGAAATGGCCCTCAATTCTCCTACTGGTATTTGTTTGTCTGATGCTGAATGCTTGTGCAGCGGTGCAACGATTCAGTGAGCAGGGGCAGATCCTGCTGATCAATAAAACAGGTCTAACTTTCATGGATCTGGTGAAGATCGGTGATGTGACGGGCAGCCATGTGCGGGAAGCGCAGGCGCGGAATAGGGAACTGCTGAAGACGGCTGAGGCAACGGAGTAACCGAAATCAGGACACACACAGCATGAAGATGATGGACTACCTTTTGAAATTACTGACACGGTATTTGCACTCGGCGCTGGTGCACTGGAAGACGAGTTTGGGTGGAGCGGTATTGATCGGTCACGCGACCCTGGTGGTGCTGGATCACCTCAATGGGATCGCTAATGGATCGGTGGCGGTGGTTTCACCTGACATGCTGATGCTGGCGAAGGCTGAATTTGTCGCTGGATGGGTGGCACTGAGTGCGAGTGACGGCGACAAGAGTTCTCGGATTTTGGGTTTGAAGTGACACGCGCAGGTTGGCATGGCCAACATTATTTTTGCAGCGGATGGACTCAAGCCAAGTAAGGACGCCGACATTACCGTAGGGGGTGTCGGCGAATCTATTGCGTATGGAGACGCGGTTTACCAATCTCTGCTGACGGGGTTGTGGTGGACGGCGGATGCGAACGGACCGACGGCGGCGTCGCGAGTGTGTGGCGGGTTGGCGCTGAATGCGGCAGTGCCAGGCCAAAAGTTAGTGGTGGTGATGCGCGACCTGAATTTAGAAACGGGCGTGACGACGGGACAAAACTTTGGATCGGGGCAAGTGATTTGGCTGAGTGGCGTCAAGGGCAAGCTGGAAGTGTTTCCAGTAGGCTTGGGCTTTTCAGTGAACGTGGTGGGAGTCACGCTGAGTGACCACGCCGTAAATTTACAAGGGGTGGCGGGTGGAGAAGTGACCGCTCTTTCAGTGACCTACCCTGGAGAGGTATTTGTGAGCAATGTGGGGAGTGACGCATCTGGAGGGGTGGGCAACATTAATTTCCCATATTACAGCCTGAACGCAGCAGCGACTGAACTGGAAGCGGCATACCCGAGTAGGGGGACGACGATTTGGTTGATGACGGACACGCAGACCAACTTGGATTTCAGTGCGTCGCTGGACAGATTATTGACTCACGGTTTAACCCTGCGGTCTTATGATGCGACGGTGCGCGGCACGGGGCCAGTGTCTTTGGGGTCAAAGACGGGCGCGCAACTGACACTTATCAAGGTGGGGATCCCCGTGCTGGAAAAGCAGCCGAACGATGCTTGGGGTGTCATATCGGCGGGGCTGGTGACGGGGGATGCGGAGACCGTGATTGGGCAAATCATGCTGCCTGGGGGGTATGGAATGCCGGGACAGCCTGGCTTCTCGGGAGGCACGGTGGTGGGCAACTATGGAAGCGCTGGAGCGGCTGGAGATCCACCGGCCAGTGGAGAGTCAGGGGGACACGCCTCCGCGTCGGGCACCGGTGGAGGCACGGGCTCCAATGGCGGCAGGGCTTGGAATCTGTCGCTGGCGGGTGCGGGTGGCGTGGTCGGGGCAATCATTGGCATGGGTGGCGCTGGCGGGAGTGGCGGCGCTGGCGGGAGTGGCGGCAATGCGGCGGGCGGAGTCGGTGGCCCTGGCGGCAATCATACTGGAACGGGCGATGGCGGCAGTGGTGGATCAGGCGGTAACGCGGATGCTAATGGAGGCGGGGGCGGTGGCGGTGGGATGGGGGCGGCGGGCAGCACGGTGTATGTGGG